TTGCGTTAGCAGCAGTAGTGCCAGCTGCTACCCCAACACCAGTTCCTGATACCTTGTTTTGTGCAGTGGCAATCAAGAAAAATGGTACTGTGTTTACAGCAGATGGGATGTATTGACTCTCGTCAATTACTGTTACTTCTACGCCTGGTGATACTAGAGCCATAGTGGGTTCCTTTTCAAGTTGCAGGTATTTATTGCATTCGGCCAAAAAGTGTTCGGTATAAATACCTTACTAAAGGTTTGCATATGAATTACGACGGCTTCATTTACGAGTGGATCAATACTGTTAACAATAAAAAATACATCGGCGCACACATTGGGCACGAAGACGACCATTACACCGGCAGCGGAAAACAGTTTCTCAAAGACCTGAAACATTACGGCCTTGTAAATTTTGAACGTAAAATATTAGAATATGTAACAGATAAAAACTTGCTCAAAGACAGAGAAAATTACTACCTTGAACTAGCAAGCGCCAAAGATGATCCTGCGTATTATAATAGCTCAATGCGATCATCAGGGCTCAAAATATCCAAGACTAAAGTTCAACAACCAAGAAAAATATGCCCATGTTGTAAACAGCGGCTAGTTGCGGTTAACTTAATAAGAGATGGCATCACATATTATCGAAGCCAGTGCGAATCCTGCATAAAGAAAAAGAAAAAAATCAAACCCCCGGTGCCGCGCTGGCAAACTGCGGGTTACAAGAAAAAACCCACATGCGATCGCTGTGGGTTCAGGGCTAGATATGCCAATCAACTATTGGTGTATCACGTAGACGGTGATCTCAACCACTGCGGGTTGAGAAACTTACGAACTGTGTGTTTGAATTGTGTGGTTGATATTAAAAAGAACGACGATCCTTGGTGTCCCGGAGATCTCGAACCGGATGCTTGACCAACAAGTTGTGAACTAATCCTCTGGTATTGCGTCGGAGATCTTCCAGGGTTCCGTTGTTGTCAATTACATAATCAGCCATCCAAATTTCTAAACTCATACTTGAGCGATCTTCCTGAGGCAAATGATCACCGCGATCTACCCAGATAGCATAATCAAATATGTTAGTGTTACGCATAGCGTGAAATTCTGACTTGTTGCGCAGGCCGCAGTAGATATCATTTTCTGCAAAAATTTCTCTGCCCAACCGGGCAAAGTCTCCATGACAATATTCGTGAATCATGTTGTACCATTCAGCGCGGTGATTATGGCGATCGTCAAAACACTGCTGATACGTAGTATACCCATAACGATCTTTAAGTTCTGCATAGATGAACTTTTCGGCGCAAAAGTCTGAGCTAGATCTAAAACTGTAACCGAATTCTTCGCGCAGTATATCGCATACAGTATCTTTACCGTGCCGGGCGTTGCCAATGATTAATAATTTAGGTAGATTCATATTTTTTACCATCTGTTGCTTTGTGGGTCAAAACTGCTGACTGCTTGATCAATGTCTACTCCAGTTATGTTTTCAAATTCTTGTTTTGTTTGCTGTCCCAGTGTTAGGAAGCGACGATAATTATGCTCAACCATATCTGCTACTTGTGTTTTGTTAAAACTGCCCAAAAGCCATTGCCTAACATGATTCACGACGTGGTCTAGTCTTGCATCTACATTAGAGATATCATCGTAAGTTGGAATATCAAACAATTGATCAAACGTTTCAAACCCCAAGCTTTTTAAGTATCTGCAACTGTACCGATCACCGGCAATAACAAAAGGGTTTTTATTTACAATTGTCAAATATGTTTTTTCAGTAAGCGCAGGAGGGCGATGATCCACATTGGTTTCTGACACTACTCTAACAAGAGAATTAGCATACAAGTCAGGGTTATACGGAATACCCCCATAATGCATACTTGTTTCTTGCATGTCAGGTACTATGTTGTCCGGGTTGTGTTGGTATTGTTGAACAAAGTCTGCAAACTCACGGTCGGACAAATATTGGACAACCCGTCGAGATGCTTCATACATCCCGGAGTGCATGAATAAACTGTGACTGCATTTGGGCATTAATCCTTGCTGATGGAACTTGTGTAACAACCTAATGCGTTGTGGTTTATTGGGCTTGCCAGTTAAAAACAAAAATTTCTCAGCGTTGGAATTCCAATACTGGTTAGTAGCATTTAATTTTTTTACTACAATCTGATTATAAGACCGCCAAAATATAAAATTTAAAAATACCACTGAACACCGAAGCTGTTGCCAAGCTGGATCAGTTTTAGTAATATCCCAAATTACCCAAGTAGTAGGTATACCATGCTGAAACAAAAAGTCATCTACTTCTAGCATGCTAGGACTAAACTTGTATGCTTCCCAAGCGATATTCAAAAACACATGGCTGGGTTTCTGCTCTAGAATATCATTGCAAAGCTTTTCTCGATGCCAGCTGCTGCTTGGGTCTAGTACAAAATCCACTACATAATTTGCAATCATTTCAGTTCTCGAACATTCAAGTACTGCAATGTATTTTGCAACATACCAATTTGTCTGCGGCAGTCTTCTAACGCATGGTGGGTGGTAGGGGGCATGGGTTGATCAGGCCACAGACTAAACACTGTACGACTATCTCGTACCATGTAGTATTTCCAAGGCAGGGGTTTGTTATAACTCTTGTAGGCATGCTCAAGAATGTTCATGTCATACGTGGGACCTTGCGCCCATATCAGCTTGGAGTGCCAAATTAGTTTGCCTAGTTCATCCAGTGCTTGATCTAGAGGGATGCGACCATGTTCGTTAAATGCTTCTTCTCGTGCATGAGTGGGCTGAGTTGCCCACCACTCAATTGTGCTGTCATCAATATGGCGGTCTGGCTGGCTTTCCAACAAAACCCGGGCATAGTAATGCTTGTCATAGTAGCCTTGGCCAAAGGGATCAAATGCTTGAGCAGCTATAGTGAGGATACAAGTATCTGGGCCAGTTGCTAGCCCTTCTAGGTCGATCATTAGGTGTGACATGCTGTTATTATAACAGCATTACACTACAATGTCAATTAGCCAATGACCCAAGTCAGGGGCTGGCTAGCATCCACATAATTAACCAATTGACCAATTAACTCGTCTTGAGCAGTTTTGGCTTCTGATTTCATGGCTACACCGTTTAGAGTGCCGCCACCTTGGGGTCCAGCAATAGTACCAAATTTTTCGCGAGCTTCGCCAATAATCATCTTGCAAGTGGCTACCATGTAGTCTTTGATCCACTGCTGGATCTGGAAGTCACTCAACAAGTTAATTTCAGGCTTGAGCTGATAAGTCCAAAGTAGCACAGCTTCGCCAGAGCCTTTTGGGTCACGAATCAGTTGTAATTTCTTGGTCACCTGGTTATAGGTGTAGTTCATAAAACCACCGAACATTTTAGCTGCCAATTCCACATACTGACTGTAGAAATCATAGGTAGCAAGACCGCCGGCTACGTTAAAGTTCATGAGGTAAACCTGCAGGCTGGCTTGAGCAAAGGGGTCAAAGTTTGAAGCATAAGGTCCTGTGGCATCACCGAATGTTCTGCGGAACACCTGACGCACACTTACTACTTCTTGGGGCAGGGTATAGATGTTTTCGTCTTTGACCAGGTACATAAAAATGTATGCCTCTTCGTAGGCATTGTTTGCACGTTGGCGATAAGTGCCAATGGTCTTCTGGTAGGCTATTTCGTAGTGCGCAGGATCTAGTTCCAAATCAATGATTTGGTCGCCCAGCATGAGTTGGCAATACTCAATTAGGTTTTGTTTAAGTTCACTCAGCGTATCTTGTTGTTCAGCCATACAGGGACTCCAGGTCCCTGTATTTAGCTTACCAAACGCGGAGAATCATCAAGTTCTCAGTGCCGCGAGCGTTCCAGGCTGTTTCTGTGGTTGTAATGTCTTTGAACAACTTTCGAGCCGCAGGCTTGCCAGCAGTCATCACAGCCTTGATGGTCTCCGCTGGTTTGCGTACAGTTTTCTGCAGAGTTTCTACAGTACTAACCCCAATCACAGCATTGTTTTTTACAGTAAACACCTTGGTATAATCGTCAGCTACAATGTGGATGAGCTTGCGCTTTTTGGTGTCATATAGCCAAGCTTCTGACTTGTCCACTAGCTGTGCCGCAGGCAGTGATTTGAGTTTGAGTTCAGCAAACTCTGCCTGGATTTTGAACTTGGCTGTTTTCTTCTCTGGTGTCACTGCCTTGACCGTGCGAGGCTTGCGTTCTACTTTTTTAATTTGAATGTAAGCACCACAATCGCTAATCACAAGCTCACAGAACTTAACACAGGCCTTGAGCTGTGTTTTTGTCATGTAGTCGTAGGCCTTAGCAATGTCAGCGTCGCGGCCTTCTACTGCTGTTTCGAACTCTGCAAGTTTGCGAGTCCATGTGTCACGAATCCTACTGATCATCTGCGGAGCAATGCTCATGCTACGCATCAATACCACAGGTTTGTAGTCAGCATTGAGCTTGGCACCAGAGGTAATAAACTCATCAAAAAGTCCGTCAAGTTCGCCTAGGCACTCTGATACCTTTTCACGCAACCGGTCCTGGATGGTGATCTTGGGCACTGTGTCCTCTAAGGGTGCTTCCTCTGCCACTTCATCTTGTTTGGATTCCAGGATCTCTTTTAGCAAGTTATCCAACTTGATCTGCTCGTGCTCTGTAAATTCAAGCCCTACCATGCTCATACGGCACAACCAACCTGTGGTCAAACGGATTGAGCTGTCCGGGATGCGTTTGAGTGTGCGAACGTCTGCTTTGCGACCGTGCACTTCTAGGTACGCAACAATCATTTCACGGGCATCCTTTTTACCGTAAAAGTAATTGTACCAGGAAAAAGCATGACTTAATGCACTGATACGATTGTCTGTGGGCTGAGTTTTCCACACGGGTTCCATGCCCATGGCATTGGTATCTGCACTGCGTGGGTTCAGGGGTTTAACTGGTTTCATGCCGGCTCCTTTTGAATCAATGTTGTAATTATAGCAGTTTTTGATTATTTGGTCAAGTCGGCACAAAGTAGTACTAAAGTAGCATCTGTTTCGTTGCGGAATGTAATCCAATATGGGCGGCTTGAATTGCTGTTCGGGGCATGTCCAAAACCTCCCCACCAATCCCCGTTGCGCCCGTACCCATGGCCTGTTAACCGTGCTCTACAAATTTTTTCGTATGCAGCAATTTTTGCTGGTTGATATGAAGCAAACCGAAAGGCTATTGTGTGCCCATGTTCTTTGAACTGTTTAAAACGACGGTTTAACTTAACTACTTTCATAGCCAAATTATAGCAGTTCAGGATTTATTGGTCAACCTGCCCATAAATACTAAACTATGCCACGCCTAAGCCTTTACCGCCCCAACAGAACCCGCGATTACCAATTTTTGGATAAGACAATATCCGAAATGTACACCTTAGGCGGCCTTGATATTTTTATACACAAATACATGGGCCCACAAGCCGGAGGCGCTGATTCAGCACTGAGTGGCAACGGCGATGCTACA